CCATCAACTGAAATTTGATTATAAGCTACTTTTGTAGGTCGGTCTATTTTAGAAGTCTTGTTATCATCTACATACTTCTTTGTAGCTGTTTGCATATCACTTGTAGGAGTTGGTACTATTGGACTTGAACTAAATGTTTTAACTCCTGCTATTGTTTCGTCACCTGTGAGGTTTACTTTATCATCTAGTAAATTATCTACTTCTGTTTCTGTATAAGTAACATTAGCATCTGCTTTAGTTGCTATTTCCGTAGTATGTGTGTTTACCTTTGCAATTACACTATCTACAATATTTGTTATGTTTGCCATTAGTTTAGTGCCTCCGTTATTAAGTTTCCTAAGTAAGCATCAACTGCTCCTAAGTCTGGTGTTATACCTATCCAAGATGCCCCATCATATACTTTCATAATATCTGTAGTTTCGTCAAACCATAAGTCACCTGCTGTAGGACTAGATGGAGCTGTAGCACCAATGGAGTATGTGTCTGCAAAGTTGTTTACATCTGTAATATTTGTAGCTACTGTGTTCACGTTTGTAATATCAGAGCCAACATTATTTACATTAGCTATGTTTGTTGCTACAGTATTTATATTTGTACTATTATCAGCAACTGTGCTTACATCAGCAATATCATCTGCAACTGTCTTAATATCTGCTATGTTAGTAGCTGTAGTGTTTACTGAAGCTATGTTGGTTGCTGTAGTATTTATATCAGTAATGTTTAGGGATGATACACCTACATGACCAATATCATAAGCTACAATATTTACATCTGCTATGTTTGTTGCAGTGGTATTTACTGAGGCTATGTTAGTTGCTGTAGTGTTTACATTGGTGATACTATTACCAACATTGTTTACATTAGCAATAGAAGTAGCAGTTGTATTTACATTTGCCACATTAGTAGCCACAGTGTTAACATTAGCAATAGAATTTTCTACTGTATTAATGTCTGCCATGTTGTCTGCAACAGTATTTACATCTAAAATATTATCTGCTACTGTATTAATATCAGCTGAGTTGTTATCAACACTAACTATATTAGTATTAATTCCAGCTACAATAGGAACACTAGTACTAATACTAGCTACTGTACTTATATCAACAATATCAGTTGCTACTGTATTAATATTAGAAGCATTATTTGCTACTGCTGTAACACTAGTTTGTATAGCTGCAACATCTGTTACATCAGTAATATTATCTGCAACTAAAACAATATCATCAATATTATTAATAACATCACTTAAGCCATCAGCAATAGAGGCTGCTTCTTTAACATCATCTAGATTTTCTACAATAGTATGTATCTCATCTAAGTTATCGTATGTTAAAAATGCATAATCAATATAACTATCTAACTCATCTGGTGTACTAGCTACCCATATTGTAACATACTGACCACTAGAAGGAGTATCATAAAAGACAACATTGTTATTTACAATCTCCCATTCATCTGTATTGGCTAGTAAAGCAGCCCTATCTTCTGAAGAGACTGGAAGTTCTATAGTAGAACTAACATAGACTCTACAGTACTCATCATTTTTAATTATAAAATCAGAAAGGAAATTATTTGTGTTTCCGTCTGTTTGAAAAATCTTTTTACTTATCATTTAATTTCCTTACATTCTTGATGCTCTTTGAAAGAAGAGAGCCTCTATATCAACTGTTGATAACTCAAATCCAGCACTTGCATCATTACTATTATTCTTAAACTCAATACGTACATCTTCAGAGTTGCTTAGTACAGAAATCTTTTTATCATTAAAGTAATTTCTAACGTACAATGGATAAGCATCTTTCCAAACAGAAGTATCTAACCACTCACCATTATCATCCCAAAAGCCCGATTTAAGTAACCACTCAGTTGTATCTGGATTAGTAGAATATTTACTATTATAAATAGTTACCATATACTTACTATTTTCTTTTGTAGAAAACAGAGCAGTTCTTATTTGAGTTCTTCCTCTATTTGTTCCTATTCCATTACCATCTTTAACATGAAACTTAGACATTGTTACTCTAGAAGTATAACTATCTGTTCCATTATCTAAATAAGAAGTAGAACTTATATCCCCTGGTATCTCTAAAGACATATCGTATAGTATTGTATCAGTATCTGTTTTTCCAAGTAGTATTAATTTATTATTAATAATTTCTATATTAATAATATCAAAATCAAATACCCATTTATGGAAAGCATTTTGTACATCTTGTCCCTGTTTAGCTGTAGTATTTAGTACATAAATTATATTAGGTGTACTAAATGAAAGCATAAAGACGTATCCTAATGTACTATGCCCTACTACCTTTGTTATATTGTTAGGTAAGTAAGATGGCATATGTGCTGTTAACTGCTCTGCCTCTGTTGATTGTAGTCCCTCTGTTAGTCTATAAGCAAACAGTTGGCTGTATCCTCCAGATTGAGAGATAAAATATACTTTGTTAGCTACAGCTTTCGCGTTAGATGTATACGTATAGTTAGATGCTGTGTTTATTGTAGCACTAGATGGTGTTAAAACTCCATTAGATGTTAATGTAAACTGTGAGTCATCACTAAATAAAATAAGTACACCAGCTGTAGAAACAGCATCTCTTAGTACTGTTACATCTGTAGTAGCTACCATTAAATCAATAGGGTCATCATCAGGTAAAGATTGTACTGTAGTACCAAAGAAGTTACCATAGTTGGCAGTCTCTGATAATACAATAGATTCTTTTGTTATAACACCTAATCTATTTTTATGGAAAAAGATATTAACTAACTTTTGTCCTACAAAACTAGGAGTTTCTATAGTAACCTCATCACCTGCTGTTCTTTCTTTCCAACCAATATCAGCAGCATCTAAGCCTAATGCTGTTAAATTACTTTCTTTATAAGGAGAACATACAAAAGAACCATCACTCTTTCTTACTAATACATGAGGCATTGTATTCTCATTAAGTTCTGTTTTAATATTAGGTGCTACAGTTTCATTCCATACTTGCTCAGAAGCGTCATACCTCATATAATAATCATCATATTCAGAACTGAATGCTCCTGATATTTTAACTATTTTATCATAAGATATTGGCATAACAGAAGGAAGCTTAGAAGCATTATCTACTACTTTGTGTATAAGTAAACTTGCTTCATTTCCAAAGGTATCTTCATAGGACCAGTTTGATAAAGTATATCCAGGGTTAGTATAAACAAACGATTTTGTAGATACCATATAAAAAAACTTACTAGCCATACTAGCAGCTATATCATCAGAAGAAAGTAAATCAACAGAGTAACCTTCTCTTGTATCTTTTTCACCAGTCACAGAGTATGTGCTAGTGTCTCTTATTAAAGTATACGTATAACCTTCTAGTCTAGTTCCTGTTGTAGTTTCACTAGCAGTAACTACATTATCACCATTAACAGTATTACTTGTATCACTAGAAGTATCTGTTTGTACAGCTGTTGTTTTTTTAATCCAATAAATTAAGTTATTCTGATACAAATTATAATTAGTAATAGATTGTGTAGTACTAATATTATGCATTTCAACTGTTTTAGTTTTATTTATAATAAAAGTATAATCACCTATTGTAACAGCCTCAAAAGAATCTCTAGCAATAGAACCTGCTGGTAGAGTAAAATATTCTTTATAACCAGAAGATATTAATGTACCTGTATTTATATTATGTACATACCAATTACCACTACCATCTACCTCAATACTATACTGCTCAATTCCAGTCCCTCTATCATAAGAGTATACAAAAGAAGTGTCTGGTATTGTTGTATAAGAAGCTTTAACTGTATTTACTGGGTTACGTCTTATAACTCCTCTAGCAATACTAGGTACACAGTTCTCCATTTCCTCAACTTGTGTTTCAAATCTAGCTTCAGTAAACTGTTGGGACACACCAGCTACTAAGTTAGGTATTGTATGTGTAACTAAATTACTTGTTTTTGTAGCCATATCTTATCCTTTTAAATAAGAATTAGTATGTCTACTAATTTCTTTTGCTCTCATATTATATTCTTGATATTGTAGCTGCTCCCTTTGCATATTAACCAAAGCATCTGTTTCATCTAATTGTGTATAGGCAGCCAGTTCCTGTGACCCTATTACTTTTTGTTGAAACTTTCTAGCAGCTCTCATTGAAATATACATATAAGCGTTAGGCGGTAAATCTTCATAATCTACTAACCAAACAATATCACCTTTAAGTACATCTATATCAGGTAGGGCGTATGTAAACTTATCTCTATTATATACTCTTTTACCTCTTAGTACATATTGATTATTATGAAAATCAACTCTAAGTGCATTAGGAGATAATGTAATAAAGTTATTAGTGTCAGGTACAAAGTTATAGTTGTAGTCTGTATTAAAGAACCACCCACGTGATTGTACCTCAACCATAACTTCTTCTACCATTCTTCTAGCTACATCCCCATCTTCTCCAGTTTGTATGTCAGAGACTAAGGTTCCATCAGGGTAAGGCATCTCACCAATAGAGAGTAAGCAGTCATTTATCATATCTAGTTTAGTATTAGAGTATACTACTCCATCAGTAAAAATTGTCATTTAAGTTCCTTATTTATTTATTTATTTAACATAAACTTAATAGAAAGCCCCGAAGGACTCTCTTTAAACTTACGCAGTTGTTACGATTGCAGCAAGTCCTGTACCATTCAATCCACCCATGCCAAGTGCATAGTATGAAGTCAATAGGTAACCTAGACGCTCTGGAATATAGTTAGACTCAGAAGTAATATCCATTGCCTTAACTACACCAAATACATCTTTTGTAAAGATAAGTGCTTGTAGCTCATATGCTGTACCAGTACCAGCACCACCATCTTGGTCATACTGAAGAGCAGCAGGAAGGTTATTAGTCCATGCAGTCTTAAGCCCAGCTACCATAGAAATGTTACCAGAATCAATACCACCGTTACCAGAAGTATAATCAGCATTAACACCTCTTGTAGATTGTACAAGGTTATAGTAGTTTTCTGGAGTAGTTACTACAGTAGGCTCAGCAGTTACATCTCTTCCGTTAAAGAGTGAACGTGTATCAAAGTAACCACCAATAAGTACGTTACCTTTAGCCTCTGCTGTAGAAGCTGCATCCCATGCAGTATTTACATTAATAACACCAGGTGCTGATTGCCCAGTTTTAACTGTCCAGTTATCTTCATCAAACATATCTACCATACCTTGGAAGATAGCTTTATCAATTTTAGTTGCAAGAGCTTCACCAGCTTGTTTAGCAAGTTCTCCTCTAATTTCATACTGAGCTAGTTTCTCATCAAGCTCATCTACGAAATGTGAGTAGTAGTATCTAGTAGATACAGTAATTGTTACTTCATCATTCGCTAGAGTTTGAGTAGAGATTTCTGCTCCTGGAGTGTGTGCTGCTACGTTAGAGTCTGAAGCTTTACCTGTTACAATATACTGTGCAGATTTACCTCCAGAGATAGTTCTAGTAGATACCATATCTAATGCAATGTTCTTTACATCAAATGCCTTGAGTACTTCACCAGTGTACAGCGTAAGGGCTGTGCTTCTGTTTGAGTCTTTGTTAATATTAGTTGACGTGATAGCCATAAAAAGTTCCTTAATAAATTATAAAAATAGTACATAAATGTACACCTAAGCCTAAACCAAAATAAATATAAGTTAAGTTCTCCTTTGTTGCATACCGTAGTATACTTCTTAGGGCTCATTAGAGGTAGGAAGAAAAGGAGAGGAAAACTACCTACCTCAAATGAACCCTAACCAAAGGAAGTACTAAACTAGTACCACTTACTCATATCTGTTTTTAACATCTTTTGTTCTACTTGCTTTCTGTACCCAGCATCTTTATCATACCTAGGGTCTTTAGCATCTTTTAAATACTCAGACTTAGTAGCATATCCTGCTTCTTTAGTTGTCTGAGGTTGGTTTGTGTGTAGTGTTCTACTTTCAGGAGCTGCTTCCCTGTTACCTTGACTATACCCTGTGTATAAGCCACTTAGTACTGCGTCAATAATAGCTTTATTACCAGACGCTAGTTGAGTGTTTATATTCTCTAGCTGAGCTTCTGTCATATTTTCTCTAGCCCAATTAGAAACATCTTTGAAACTATCAACACCACCATAAGGTTCTAATATTTTAGCAACCTCTTTTTCTTTTTTGTACGTAATGTACTCTATCTTTTCATCTACAAATTCTTTAGAGTATCCAAGCTCTTGTAGTTCATTATAAGAATCTTCTGATAACTCACCATTGGTTCCTACTTCAGCTAGATACTTATTAAAGCTTTCTTCAGGTACATCAGCACTACCTTCAGGACGCCCGTCTTCTATCATAGGGTCAGGTGTTCCTTCTGTAATGGTTTCTTCTTCCTTTGCTTTTGGTTCTTCTTTTTTAGCCTTAAACTTTTCAAGCTCAGCATAAGCTTTAGCTATCTCTTCAGCAGACTTTCCTTTAAACTTTTCAGGCATTTCAAAATCAGCTACATCTGATGGTAGTACTGTTTCTTCTGTACCTCCCTCTTCAATGCTTAGTGCTTCTTTAACTTCTGCTTCATCTAAAATAGTAGATTTTTCTACAACCTCTTCTGTTGAAATCTCTTCTGTTTGTACAGCATTCTCCATTTTCTATTCCTTTATTTTTTAGTTACTCTTGGTTTTTTAGGAGCAGGAGCTTTTACAGCTACCTTCTCTACCTCTTTTTTTACTTCTTTTTGTTTACTGACGTATTCATGCATTTCTTTTAATGAATTAAATACCATTATTATTCCCCTTGTTTAGCTTCTATTTGTTGCATTTGGTTTTGTTGTTCTGACTGCATCATTTGTTGTTGCATAGCCATTTGTTGTTCTTGTTCCATCTGCATCTGCTCTTGTGATTTAACAATATCTTCTGGATTCATTCCTAACGAACTTGCTACTTTAGAGATATACTTAGACACATCTAAATATTTAGCTACTACCTCAGGACCTAATTGCCCAAGAGAGTTTAATAGTGTGTTTAAGTTTTGAAAATCCTTCTCTCTACTAATTGCATTAATTCCCGTACTAATAGTAGGAGTAGTTACCTTAAGTGCTTTAGGTTCTATCTCATTTAATAGTAGTTTAAGTAATGGTAGCTGTAAGTCTTGAGCTAGTACACTAAATACACCACCTAATGTAGCCTCTAGTTCATTGGCAACCATTCTTACTTCACTAGCTGTTGTACGTTCACTATCTCTAACTTGGCTAGAGAATACTAAGAACGCTTTAGATAGACGTTGTTCAAGTGCCCCCATAAGTTCAAAAGGAACTCTAAGGTCTGCACTTTTATTTACTTGTAAAGTAGTAATATCTTTTTCTAAATCACCTAGTACAAAGTCTCCATTCTTAGCATTGTTTAAGTCTTCAATCTTAGTAGTACTAGCAGGGCGTAAACCAAATAAAGTTTTAGCCATAATACCACCACCCTCTACAATGAGCTTAGATAGCCCTTCTAGGCTTCTTAAGTCTCCAAGGTACTGTTCTACTAACCCTCTACCATAATCCTCATTTACTATGCTAGTCCATCTTAGAGGGAGGTAAGGTAGTTGTTCCTGTGTATAGTTCTTAATAGTATTAGGTATTAGTACACCCTCTACTTCTTGAAATACTACATACTTACCAGGTTCTTCAAGTGCTATGAAAGTATGTATAGATACATCTTTCTTTTCACCCTTCTTATCCTCTACGTTTGAGTTATCCTCAATTAATTCTAGTACATCTAAAGGTAAAGTCTTTTTAGAAATCTTTTCCTCAATAGCCATTCTAGTAACATTACCAGAGTAATCTCTTTCTACTACGTACTGGTAAGGATTAAATACTTTAAGTCCTCCACCTTTAATTTTGTACAATAAAGTATTACCTGTTATGATTAATAGTTTAATAGCTTCAAACAAAGGTACTCTTAATGCTTGTATATTAATTAATACATTTATATCTTGCTCAAGCTTACTAAGTTCTTTATCTAACTTATCTAGTTGTTCTTTATCTAAGTTAAAGATATCTTTTTCATTCGGCATAAGTCTAAAGAAGTTACCAGTAGGTGGTAGTAATGCTAGTAATAATTTACTAGCTAAGTTATTAACACTGCTCGGTCCTATACTATTATATGGAGTATAGATAGCAGTAGACTCTGTCATGTTATCATCAGGAAATACGTAAGGTAAGGTTAACTCACTACATTCTTCCCATGTCTGCTCAAGACTACTTCTATACTTTTCTAAATAAGTGTATACTTCTTTAGCACTCCCATATTGTTCTTGTAGTTCGTGCTTATTCATAATATATTATACCTTTAATCCTGTTGTGCCTGTAGTAGACGTACCTGTTGCAGCAGTTGCAGCTAAAGGTTCTATTCGTAGTTTAGAAGCACCTAACTTCTTCTTCTTAACCATACCTCTTTTATCTTTAGCCTCTTCTTCTCCTAGGGTACTTGCCCCTTTTCTTTCTACTTGACCAGTACCAGTACCTACTTGTGCCTGAGTTGCATTAGCTGCTGCTTCTATTCTTCTTTCAGATAGTGCCTGAGCTTTCTCAGCATCAGCTGCTGGTTTATCTACAGCACCATGTCCAAGACCTGCTCCGATTGCAGCACCAACAGGACCTCCTAAAATAAAACCACCTACAGTTCCTAGTATCTTACCTACACTTCCACCCATCTTATACTCCTACTATTCTTTTAAATTTATTATATATTAAGTCTTGTTCTTGTATTGCTATTGAACCAAACAAATCTGTTAAGGCTTTAATGCCTCTTACGTAAGCCTTCTTGCCTGAAATAGTTTTATTACACCAAGTGTAAGCAAATCTATAAGTATTATCTACTACATGGATACAACCAAAGGCATCTATTGTACCCTCTTTATTGATATGTATGTAGTTATAATGTTCTCTACTAATAAAAGAGTTAAACTCTTCCTCAGTATACTCATCTATTTCAATCATTTTCTTTTTAATGAACCATTTAATGGTATCATCTACTCGTGTTATTGGAGGGGTTATTCCCATTTTTCTTCTCCACTTATGCTATCTAGGTTAGCTTTTAAGAGTCGAATAAGTTCAACCTTCCCTTCAAGTCTTACCTTTTGCGTATCAGATATCCTCTCATCTATAAGCATACGGTCAGGGTACAGCTCATCTAGTACTCTTATTAAGTCTAAACTCTTACTCGGTATTATCATTATATTCTCCTCTTATTAATATTTATATATGCATAGTATATAATACATAATATTATATATTATATATACTTATTATTATACGTAGAGTAGGAAGTCTTTCCTCTCTACAAAAAAGTTCATCTACTTTTAATAGTTAAAACAAAATCAATAAAGTTCATATACTTATTTTTGTTCTTCGTCTATTGTAGACTTGGTACATAAAGCTATTTAAATGGGTTTTGTAAGTGTTCTTTTTTTGGACAGTGTTCTGATACTTCACAATAATCACATAACCAAGACTCACAATCACAAGCAGGTTCTTCTTTTTGTTTTGCTGTAGCTATCTTTTCTTTTATGTATTTTTCTATAGTAGGTACATCTATTAACCGTAAAGGAACTTCACTTACTTCAGGAAATGTTTCTCTTCTTGTATGCCCCATAACCCATAAGTAGATAACAGCTGTGTCCTCTATATCAAATAACTCCTTAAATAACCATCTATATATACTAAGTTGTTTGATTTCTTTTTCGTTTTCAGCAGGTGGATTTGGATTAGCTTTTGTACCTATGCCTAGAAACTTCTTAGCACTGTACACACCTTTTGTTTTATGGTCTCGTATCTGCCACTTACTTAATTTTTTATTCCAGACAAGCTCATCAGCAGTTCCTCCTATAGAAACACCATTAAAGTCTTTAATCATACTAAACTCTTTAATGACTCCAGGCTCATTACCTTTTTCACAGAACTCATGCCAAGCTGAACCTATAGCAGACTTAAAGCCTACTGTTTTTTCAGGTTCAAAGTTAGGAGCTTTATCTATTACCCATAACTGATAGTCTGGTTTACATAAAGTAGACACACTATATTTAGTACCTTTACTTAGGTAGGTACTCTTTAAAAATCTTTCTTCCATTCCTTTTATTGTCATAGCACTTTCCTTTCAAATCTTTCTGTTACCTCTTGTTCATTTAACCATAAATCAGTACCCTCTAATACTTTTTCCATCTCTTCTTCAGACAAGAAGTCTTTATATATTTCTTTAAAAGCCCTATTCAATTCTCTGTCTGTAAAGTTTTGGTAGGCTTTCATTTCATGACCTTTACCACTAATACCACTAGAGTAGTTGTGTACCATAAAAGAAAGATACTTAGCACATACTATTTTATCACAGGATAAAGCTATAATAGTAGAGGCACTAGCTACTGTACCAGAAAGATGTGCTGTTACAGTTGCCTTAGTTTTTTTCATAGCATCTAATATATATAATGCTGAGTCTATGTACCCTCCATTATTATTAATGTATAAGTTAATATCTTGATAAGGTTCTGCATTTGATATTACATATACTAATTGGTTATAGTTAGAAGGCTGTTCAATATTATCTGTTAAGTAAATATCTATAGTCTCTTTGCTCTGTTTAATAGGTACAAACTCATCCCATATAGTTGTCTTTTGTATTGTTGGTTGTGCCTCTAGTGAAAATTCCATTGTCTCTCCTTTGTTTATATTAATATGAGAATGAACCAGTCATTCCATTTACTGCGTATTCCGTCACTCTACCTTCAAAAAAGTTCTGTACAGAAGAGCCGTTGGTTACCTCATCTACCCAAGGAAGTGGGTTATCCTTAACTCCAAAGTTAGGCTTAAGTCCTATCTGTAGTAGTCTACGGTCTGCTATATATTCAACATACTTTTTAATTTCTTCAGCTTCAAGATTACCTGGTCTGTAAGTAGTAAACGCAAAATCAATAAATCCTTTTTCCAACTCAACAATTTCTCTCGCCATACTATATATGTGTAGTTTAAATGTATCGTTAACTTCGCTACTGTGTTCTTCACACCATACCCTAAATAGT